TCAGTACCGCAGCTTCGCCACTGCGCCGTCGTCGCCCTCTGGCGTCAGGTGGGCATAGTACTTCTCGGTCGTGGCGTAATCGGCATGGCCGGCCAGGATCTGCACCCGCCGCAACGGAACCCCCGCCATGACCATGTGGGCGCAGAACGTGTGCCGTAGCCGATGCAAACTACCGCCGATTCCCGCTCGCTTGGCATCCGATGCGAACCAGTCGGACACCGTGTCCTTGTGCACGGCGACCAGCGGATCGGGTAGGTGGCGCAGCGCCCAGCGCGCATACCGGTTCAGCGGCACCTCGCGCCACTTGCCCGACTTGGTGCGCCCCTGGCCATCTTCGTCTGGCTCGCTCTCGACCCTGAGTTTGCGCCCGGCCACCGAATCCTTGCCCAGCCCAACCAACTCGCCGCGGCGAAGCCCCGTGTGTGCCATGAACAGCCACAGGGGCGCCCGACCGGGGTTTGCACGGTACAGCTTGCGCATCGCGGCCCGGTCGTAGAATCGGACGGCCACGCTACGGACCCCGCGCGGCGCCTGAGTTTCCTCCAGCGGGTTGAAGTCGAGTTCCTTCCACTTCACGCCACGCCGGAATGCGGCCTGCAGCCTGCGCACTTCCTTGCCTACGGTTTCCGGGGCCACCTTGTCCTTGGTCAGGCGGTCCGTCTTGTAGGACTCCATTTCCATCGGTCGCAGGGTGTCGATCGGTCGGTGGCCGAAGCGGGCAATGAACAGCCGGACCTCGCTCTTTGCTTTGCCGTGTGTGGTCGGGTGCTCCGCCTTGTACCAGTCAAGGTACGCCTCCAGGAACTCCCTGACAGTTGGCAGCCGGGGGAGGATGCGCACCCCATGGGTCAGTTCCGCTTCTTTCGCTGCTCGTATGCCCTCAGCTTCGCGTGGGCTGACGCGACCAATGGTGACACGGCTTCGCTTGCCGCCTTCCCGCCAGTTGAGGTACGCGGCGCCGTCCCGCCAGAAGATTGTGACCTTGACCATTGTCTGGAGCCGTAGATTGCAGAGTAGAGGGCGGCCTTCTCGTAGAGTTTCTTGCCCATGAAATTTCGGGGTTCGACGCCGTAGTCGGCGATGTTCGAATCGAACTGGCTTCGGGAAACGCCGCAGTAATGCGCGGCCTCGTCCACGGTCAGCCAGTCCTTTCCGACGATGTCTAGCTTTTCAGCAGCTCCCATCGGGTCCTCCTTCAGTTCGTGGCCAGCGCAGCGCGCAGCTGCTCGGTGGCGGTGTTCATTGGTGTTCGGCTCCGGCCTGCTTGGCGGCTTCGCCAGCCCATGCAGTCAACAGCTCGGCCTGTGCCGGCCGTGGATCGACAACGGGGCGCATGAGACGTTCGTGCAGCATTGAGTGGAACTCGGTGGCGCCGACCCTGACCTTGATCCGGGCCATAGCCGACAGCAGCATCTGCACCTCGCCGTCGTTGAACCTTGGGCTGAAGCACCACGGGTCCTCAGTGCGCCAATAGCCCTGGCCTGGCTCATGCCCCTTCGTGCGGAACACGCGGCGGCCTGACACCTCGAGCAATCCCCAGCGCTCCGGCATTTCGTCGGCTCGCAGCAGGCCCTTCGGCGCCATGAAGTAGCGGTACATGCCCAGGCCGCGCGAGGGGTCAGCACGGAAGGGCTTCTTCCGGTCGGCGAGGAAGTCCGCGCGGCTCGCCTTGCACTCGACAAGCATGGTTTGCCCGCAGCGCCACCCGATGGCGTCGGGGTTCTCGCCGTTGCCGGTGGCGGCGCACAGCTCTTCCAGCACCACCGAACAACCAGCGCTCCCCCGTAGCCAGCGGCCGGCAGCCAACACCAGCTCCGCGTGCGTGATCGTCGTCATGCGAATAGGTCCAGTTGGGCCGGCGTGGCCGGCGGTGGTGCGGGTTCATCACGCAGCAGGTCGGCCATGCGAAACGTCACGGCCCACGCGTCGGTATGTCGGATCAGGTACTGGTTCTCCTGGCACACCGAGATCTTTCCCGCCGAGATCAGGTAGCCGGCGTGCGCCGGCCCCGTGAATCCTTCGTACTCGATGCGCAGGATCTGGTCCCGACGCCAGCCGGCACGCAGCTTGCGTTCGAGGATCGAGCGCGCGAACGCCCGCAGTTGGTCTGGCGCCATCACGCTGCGCACCTCCTCCAGCACCAGCGCAGCCCATTGCGCGCGGCGCGGCATGCGCGGCTGATCGCCCACAGGGTGGCGATGCCGGCCGCAAACCCGGCCAGGGCGAACACGTGGACCATTGCAGCGGTGAGCAGCTGGTCAGCCATGGTTTCCTCCCGCTTTTCGCAGAAGCACACGTACAGCCCGTGCTGACCGCTTCCGCGCATCCTTTTTCCACCCACGCGGCAGGCAGTCCACTTCAGAACGGCACTTCTTGCAGTAGCCGTTGTTATCGACCCCGGCATGCCCACGGATCGCGCACAGCAGACGGCGGATCATTTGCCCACCGCCTTGCTGTCGATCTTGGCAAGTGCGTCGGCAAACTGCTGCTTCATCGCGCGGCCACTGGCGGCCACTTCCTCTCGGGAATAGCCATCAACTGAGGCGCAGACGGTCGCCAGCCCCTCAGCGGCCTGCAGCGCCTCGCGCACCGCACCCAGGTCCACGGCCTGGGCGGGCGGGGCGGCGAGAAGCGCTGCGATAGAATCAGCCTTGACCGTGTGCAACGTCTCGGAGCATTCATTGCATCCCAGCACGAAGACGCAGCCCACGTCGTGAGTAGTCAGTCGCCCATGCGGAACGTCGTTGACCGCGCGAACATGGGCGAACCATTCCAGATCGGTGCTGTCGCAGTGCCTGCAGCTCGTAGGCGCTCCAGGCACAGTCACCGGCTCCCCCACCGGCTGGCGGTCCATGATCGGCTCAGGATCATCGGCACTGTAGGCGAACACAATGTCGCGGCCACGGCTGACCGTGATGGCATCCTCGTCCACGGTGACACGGTAGTCTCCGATCTTCTGTGCGATCAGTTCCACTGGCTGGCGGGCGGCGAGGGCTCGAATCCGATCAGGCAATACGCGGTAGCGTTCCTCAGCATTGTCTCGATAGATCCCGTAATCGTCCCAGCCGCTGTTGGAAGCCAGGTATCCGCACGCATCGGAAACACAGCTTTCAACGTCGTCGGCGAGAGCGTCAATCAGCGCATCCTGACCACCCGGGGAGGGCTGGGCGGAGAGGGCGGCGATGATCGCTTTCACGGCGATCTTCGACTCATACATCAGATCGTCTTCCCTGACTGATCGGGCGGCCGCATCGTTGCCGTCTTGCTCGTAGGCATTCGCCAGAATCGCACGCGCCCGCTCGGCCTGATCCCCCAGCCTCACCCTCCCACCGGGCTGCACGTCCGCCAGGGTCTTCGGGTTCGCGTGCTTCTTGATGGCCTCGATGATGGCCATCTGCAGGTTGGCGCGCTGCTGGCCCACCACGTCCACCGGGATGAATGCTCGCGCAATCTCAAGCGCGGTCTGGTCGATATCGTTCATGCAACCTCCTGCAGTTGTGAGGCCTGTTCGGCCTCGATCAGGGCATAGCCGATGGCGTCGACGTTCTCGCGCAGCACGCGGCGTGCTTTCAGCAGCTGCAGCGCGATGTGCCGGCGGTGGTCGTTGAGCTGGAACGTGCGCGTCTCGATGTGCAGCTTTCCGGCCAGGTCGCGGCGGAACAGGCGGTAGGTGAGGACGTGGCCGCCCAGCACCTTGTCGATGGACCGGCCCCAGGCGAAGCCCTCGGTGCGCTTCGGCAGCCGGCGGTCGTAGCGGTGGTGGGTCATACGGCCTCCGGCTCGGCAGGCTTCGGCATCCATCGGGTCGGCCGCAGATCGTCCTCCAACCAGCCCCACGCCTCGCAGTACCACTCTTCGAAGTCCTCGGGCAGGCAACATTCTTCAATGTCGCTCTCGGACATGACCATGTCGGGTGTTGCAATCATTGCGATGAAGACGCCCTGATCTGGACGCCACACCAGCACCTCCTGCCCCTTCGGCGCCGACTCAATGGGCTGCCACTGCGGCGTCAGTGCGACCATCAGGGTCTCAATGAGCGCCCGGTCTTCGAGATCCAAGTCCCCGCCGCACCCAACGTGATAGGCGTACTCCGGCTGGCCGATCTTTCGAGCGCACTCTGCCAGCAGTTCTCGCGCTCGCTGTTCGATTGATTCCTTGCTCATGCGTGGCTCCGAAGCGGCACGCGGCGCACTGGCCCGTGCCACAGGTTGGTGAGGTTGTTGAGGCGCACCTGCAGCGGATCGCGGCGCAGGGGCCGCAGCGGGTCGTGCAGGCGGCGCTCGGTGTTCCGGCAGGGCGCGCACGCGGCGGTGGCCTTGCCGTTGATCAGCGGGAAGAACCGCAGCGGCAGCCGGGCCGCGCACTTCGTGCAGGTCTTCATGGCATGCGTGCCTTCTGCAGGTCCGCCCAGGTGAGCGGGTGAGGGCGCCGCTTGATCCGCTCGTATGCGGCGCTGTGGGATATGTCCAGGATCTCGGCCACCTGCGCGGTGGTGTAGCGCTTGCCCTCGATCACATGGGCGAACAGCTGGGCGCGGGCCTGCCCGGCACGGCGCAGGCTCTTGGCGTGGCAGGGGTACAGGGCGACGTCCATCAGGCGGCCACCTGCTGGTGATCACCAGCCCGCAGGCTCTGCTCGAACCCGACCACCATTTGCCGGAACGGTTCCAGGTCGGCGCGCAGCTTGGCGATGAACGCCTCGTCGCGGTCGAAGCGGCGCCACCACAGCTGCTTGCCCACGGCGGCGAGCGCCGGGCAGTACAGGCCGATGTGCCACCACTGGCGATCGGTCAGCCACATGCAGCCCTGGGCCTGTTCGAACACCTCGCTCGCATCGTTGTCGATGTGGAAGGCGCGCAGCTTCTCCGGGTTGATGAAGCACTTGTATTCGCTGCCGCCGTCCTCGCCGATGAAGCCGTCGGCCGAGCATCCGTAGTCGCCGCACTCGCTCAGTACGAACCCAGCGCGCTTCACCAGCAGGCCGGACTGCACCTCATGTTCGGCGCGGGCGAAGGGTTCCAGCTCATGGCCGCGGCGCATGGCGAAGGTCTCGAATCCCTCGTCCAGCGGCTCACCGCTGATGCGCTCGATGGCCAGCCGGAAGGCGTAGTTCTTCGACGCCTCGCTGAAGTCGCCGATGGGCTCGCCCGCCAGCGCCTTTTCGATCACTGCCGACTTCGGCACGGCCTTGTAGCCAGCGGCTTCGGCGGCAGTCTTGTAGGGCATCCCGGACAGGACCGAGTCAACGTAGGCGCGCTGCTGGTCGGTCAGCTCGCCCACGCGCGAACGCGCGGTGGCGAACATACTGGCCGTGATGATGCCGGCGCGGGCGCGGTGCCACGCCTCGCTGCCCTGGTCGCACCCGATGACGATCACAGCGGCACCTCTTCATCGGCTGCGGTCTGCTGGTCGCCTTCTTCGACTACGGTGGCGCTGGCGCGTTCGGCGATGCCCTTCAGCGTTTCGTGGCCCGCGCTGCCGATCAGCTGTCGCTGCTCCTTGGTCAGGCGGCCCCAGGCGCCCTCGTATTCCTCCATTCCGCAGTCGGCGAAATCCTTCAGGCTGGCGTACAGCGCCTGGCGCTCCGGGGTGTCTTGCGGCTCGGCCTGCTGCTGGCGGGTGATGGCGCCAGCGGTGGAGGGGCGGCGATCAGCGCGCACGGATTCGGCATCGATGATGTCCTTGCCTTCCATTTCCTCGGCGGTTGGCTGGGAGCCGACCGCTTCCGGGAACGCCTTGCGCAGCGCCTGGGCCTCGGCACACTTCGCGAGCTGGCCGAAGGCGCGCTTCTCCCACATGGCGTTGGGACTGCCATCGCTCTTGGACGCGTAGTTCTCCAGCCAGTATTCCTTGGCGGAGAACTCCACCACCTGGTTACCGAGCAGCTTGCGGACCGTGACGCGACACCACTCCGGATAGTGGAGCTGGAACGGCTGCTGCGTCTTCTGCCTGCGGCCATTGGGGCCGTTGGACCAGACGTCACGCACGGATTCCATGGTGCAGGTCGGTCCGAACTCGGGTTCGCTGCAGCCAGCGTACTGGCCGGTGCGGGAAGCGTTGATTCGGTACAGGCCGATGCCGGGCATGACCACGTCGCGCATGCCGTTGACGGCGCTTCCGTCGGGGTTCTCGCCGATCTTCACCTTCATCGGCACGATGTGCACCGGCTTGGTCATCGGGTCGAGCCCGGCCGCCTGGCAGTAGCTCAGCACCATGTCGATGGACGCATCACTGGCGCCCGGGTACAGGCTCGACTTCAACGCGCCGCGGATGGCTTCGGCCTGCTCGCTGGTCATCAGGGCGCCGGCAGCGGCGCGGGTGGTCATCTGGTTCATGGGTGCCTCAGTAGCGGATGGCCACGGCCGGGACCTTGCCCTGCACGATGGCGGTGATGACGGCGGCGGCGATTTCGTCTTCGATGCCCAGGGCGACCAGGGCGGCGACGGCGGCGCGGTTGATCAAGCGGCGGTGTTCGATGTCGGCGGCGCGTGCTTCGTCCTCACGGCGCTGCGCATCGGCCTTGGCCTGGCGTTCGCGCTCGGCGCGGTCGGCCTCTTCTTTGGCGCGGCGCTCCGCAGCAGCGACGGCCTCGGCCTTTTCGCGTTCGGCACGCGCTGCTGCGTCCTTGGCGCGCTGCTCGGCTTCGGCTGCCTCACGGGCTGCGCGCTCGGTGGCTTCGCGCGCCTCACGTTCGGCACGCTCCACGGCAGCAGCTGCCTCGCGCTTCGCTTTCTCTGCGGCCTCAGCCTGCAGGCGGGCCTCGCGCTCGACGCGCTCACGCTCGGCCTGCTCAGCTGCAACGCGCTGGCGCTCTGCCTCTTCAGCGGCGCGCACGGCTTCCTCGCGGGCGCGGATCTCTTCTTCCTTCCGGGCGATCTCGGCCAGGCGGGCCGCTTCGGCCTCAGAACGGGCGCGTTCCTCGGCCTCGGCGCGCTCGCGCTCAATGCGGGCCTGCTCTTCTTCCCAGTCGGTGAGCGGCTTGCGCACTTCGTCGCGCAGCGCGTCCAGGGTGTCGCGGGCCTTCTTGCGGGCCGAGTCGATGTCGCCGGTCTGCTTCTTCAGGTCGGCCACCAGCGCCTTGCCGGCGTCATCGATGGCGGTCTTGGAGCGCGACACCTTATAGGCGATCGAGGCGATTTCCTTGCGGCCGGCAACCGTCTTGACGTTCGGTACCAGGGTGACGGCCTCAGCGCGGATGCGGGCCAGCAGGTCGTCCAGTCCGCCGCCGGTGAAGACCTCGACGGCGTTGACGGATTCGAGTGGAATCAGGGCTTCGGACATGGCAGTTCCTTTGTCGGGTGGGAATAGATGCCGGCGTCGTGGAATCCCGGCCGGCGCGGGGCCCGTGAGGGCGGGGGAATGCGTTACGCGGCCAGGTCGGCCTGCTGCGGAGCGGCGCTCGGCGGCGTGAGGGTCAGACGCACCTCACTGCGGCGCCATGCAGAGATCAGCTCGGCGTCTTCGTCCTCGTCGAGCAGCACCGAGACGGTGAAGCCCATGGCCACGCTGCCGCCTTCGAGCGGCTTCCAGGTGATCTTTTTCACCTTGGCGTCGGCGAAGAACACCGGCTCGATGTGGTCCATCAGCGAGCCGATCGACAGCTCGTAGCCTTCGAACTTGCCGGTGATGTCCTGCTCGCCCAGCAGCGGCAGATTCAGCGCCACCAGGTCGGTGCTGCCTTCCATCGGCAGGTTCTGCTGCTGGCCCTTGTCGGCCTTCTTCCAGAACGCCGGCAGGATGGCCGGGTCGATGGTGTTGAGGATCGTGTTCGGGGCGTTGAGCGAGAACTTCAGGTCAGCGGCGGCCGCGTCTTCGTCGCCGTGCTTTTCCTTCCGCAGGTTCAGATGCGAGAACACCGCATCGTGTTGATCGAGTTGGAACATCGGCGGTGCCTCTCGTAGGAGCCGGCAGCGCCGGCGGGGATGGTCAGCCGCGCACGCTGCTGGTGGCAGCCCATCGGGCTTTGGCAGCGTCTCGGTCGGTGTGGGCTTGGTGGATCTCGGCGATGCGCAGCGGCACGACGACGGCGGCGAACAGCGCGACGGCTGCCCAGGCGATGCGGAGGCGGCGGCTCATTGCGCACCGCCTGTGGCCTTCGGGACGCCTATGTCCTGCAGCAGTCGGAAAACGCCACGCTTGTAGACCCCGCTGCCACGCACGCTGTACTTGCCAGTGCCCGGCCAGAAGTCGACAACCTTCCCGCCGTAGCGGACGATCAGGTGAGCGCCATCGTTCTTTTCTTCGAACGGAACGCCCCTCTGCCGCAGCAGTTCGGCACTGTTCTCACGGTTCGCAGCGCGGCGTTCCTGCCCCATCTGCTTCATGGCCTGTCCCCATTCGGAGACGGTCATGTCATCAGCGATCGTCATCGTTGCTTTCCTCCACGCACAGGCCGTCCACAGCCTCGCGGTTGTTATCGGTGTCGGTGGGTTCGCACGCGGCCAGAGCGGCGTCCAAGCGATCGCCGGTGACGATTACGTCGACCAGGTCGCTGGAGTCGCGGTAGGCGCGTGCTGCGGAGCGGACGTTGGCGAAGGCCATGCGCACGGCGTCGATCTGCGCGGCTGCGTCCGTCAGGCCATGTTCCTCGCGCAGGTAGTGCGCGCAGCTATCGAGTGCGGCATCCACGCCGATGGCCAGCAGACCGGCGCTCACGACAGCACCGCCTGCACCAGCACAGCGGCCAGCACGCCCAGGCAGAACGACAGGGCATTGGCGACGACAGTGGCCACCACGTGGTGGCGATGCTCGCGTTCGGCGGCGGTCATGCGGCCTCCATGGCGTCGAGCGCCTTGGTTGCTTCTTCCAATTCCGCTTCCAGCGATTCGATGTGCTGGTTCTTCTCCGCGATGCGCTCTTCCAGCTCGGCGATGGTCTGCTGGGCCTGGATCAGTTCGAGGTAGGCGTTGTCCAATGCCTCGCGCAGCGGGATGGTCGCTTCGTCCTTGATGCTCTCGACCAGATTTTTCAGCACATCCTCGATCGCAGATGGGATGGCCTCGATAGCCTTGTCCCTCAACTTGTCCAGCTTCGGGCAGGTTTCCCCGATGGCATCGAAGGACAGGCGGCGGGCTTCGCGCTCGTTGGCCCAGCTCATGCCGCCACCTGCTGCAGTGCTATTTCCAGCAGCTGCGCGTCGATCGCGGCGGCCTCGTCGCGGGCCAGCCGGTACAGGTCCTGCAGGGCGGCCGAGCCCATCAGGTCGGCCGGGTCCGTGTGGTGCAGCCGGTGCAGCGCCAGCGACACCTCGGTGTAGTGGGTGCCGCTGAAGGTGCCGGCCGTCTGTTCCTCGGCCTCGCGCAGCTTCACCGGGTCGGTTCGGTAGGCCTTGGCCAGGTCCGCGGCCTGCTCGGCGCGGTATTCCTGACCGAAACGCGGATCTTCTTGGTTGTCCCAGTTGCGCTGGGCGCTACGTGCCCGGTCGCTGTATGGCTGCAGTGCCATGGTGAACCCCGTCATATGGCCCGGATGGGCCGACGGGAGTCATTTAAACATCGCGTTTATTCCAAAGTCAACATGATGTTTAATATACGTGTGTAAAATTTTGGCACGGGCAGCAAAAAGCCCCGCCGGGGCGGGGCTTCATTTGGAGCTTGGGGGAGCTCACAAGGACCAGTAGTTCCCTAATTGGATCTTGCGGAGCACGGCATGGTGGATCATGCATTCCAGGTACTGAGAGGTGGCGCCGGATCCTGTGACCGCTGCCTGTTTCGTTTCGCAGTCCTGGGCCCGAAATGCTGTCCACGTGGCCTGGGCTTTCTTCAGGCGATTCGCGATTTCCGGTCTTGCCGTGTCACCTGCCATCTTCAGCTCTGCCGCGACCAGCGCGTCCTGCCGCACAAGTTCTTGGGACATGCAGTGACCTGTTTCAACTTGGTTGCTGGTTCCCCGGATGCACGCCCGAAACTCCGGAGTCAGATCATCCACCGCCTGGGCCTGGGCGCATGCGGCACTGCTGGCGAGAGCTACTGCGACAAGCAATCTAGTGATGTTCATGGTCGTCCTTAGTTGAACCGCTCGATCCTGTTCCGGAGGTACACCTTCCCACCAATCAATGTGCCAGCCGGCAACGGAAATGGATCGCCATAGCTTTTGTTGTCGCTTGCTACGTGAATCACGCCGCGATCGAGCAATCGCTTGATCTGCTGCCCATTGCCCATGTTGATCAAATAGATCCCATCCCCGTCAAAGGCTGTGATTCCGGTATCGACCACCACGGCATCGCCAGGCTGGATCACCGGCTGCATGGAATCCCCATTGCCGGTAATCAGCCTGAGTCGCCCTGGTGCTGGCACAAATCCGACGATGCTTCGGATGTACCCGGGTTCGAAATCGATGGCCCGAATCACTTCCGGGTAATCGATGTTCTCCACTGCGTCGCCCATACCTGCCTCCGCGTCCAGTTGCTGAACGCGAACATAGTCACAGTTCGTCGCAGAAGTGGAGACGGGTGAGGGGCCGCCGATCAGCATCGGCGGTTGGGCTTCAAGGATCCAAGTGGAGCTGATGCCGAGCATCTGCTGCGCTTTGTTTGCGCCAGCAGCGGACACCCCGGTCGCACGGCTCTCCCAATTCTTCAGCGTTTGCGGCGACTGGCCCAAGGCTCGCGCTACAGCCGACTGGCCTCGGATTGGCGAGTCGAGGTGAGCAGCGGCGGCATAGAGCCGTTTCATCGAAGGGTGCATTTCAGCCATAGGGGCATTGTCCTGCGGCTAAACATGGCGTTGTTACACGCCGTGTTGACTGTGCAATAAACATGGCGTTTAATCCTTGGCATGAACCAGCCAACCACGACCATGCACAAGGATTCCGAGCTGATTGACCAGCTCGGTGGCCCCGCCGAAGTGGCCCGACGACTGGGCTTCGCGATGCCCAAGGGCACCCAGCGAGTACAGAACTGGAAGTACCGGGGCATCCCCCCATACACGCGGGTCACCCGAACCGATGTGTTCGGTCCGGCGCCGACCGAAATCGAGCAGCAGACCCCGGAAACCGGGGCCGCCGCCTGACATGTACGCCTGCCGCGCTACTGCAGGGGCGCAAGCACGCGCTGCACTGTTGCGAGCAGTTGCCTCGCCTCTGCCGGCGATCCGTTCTTGGCAACCCGGCGAAGTTCCTCCAGCAGCTCTGGCTGCGTGGGGGCGCCGATGAACAACTGTTCGATCTCGGCCAGCTGCTGCTGCACCTCTTGGCGTTCTCGCTGGGCGCGCTCTGCGGCGCGGGTGAATTGGGCTTCTCGCATTGGTAACTCCTTTGTGGGTGCGGTGGGTGTTGTAGGCCGACCGTACACAGGTTGGGGAAGCCTTCAACGGTCAGCCCCGACCGCTCGTCGGGCGGGGAAGGGGATCACCACCCCGGGCACTTTCCGGCGCCGCTGGGGCCGCAGCACCTGGCCGACCGGCCGCACGTCGACCCGCTCGCCGACCCGCTTCAACACGAACCACTTCCCACCCATTCGCATGAGCGTCAGGACGTTGGCTCCGGCCAGCTGATTCGTTTTCGCCACAGGGCTGCACTCCGATTTGGGGATGCGGCCATTTTCAGAACCAGTCAGGGGAACGCAGGGGAAAACGTCTTCCCCCGCATTCCCACCCACGGGATAACTGCATGAAAAGCCTAACAATTACCTACGATGACGGCATCGCGCGTAATAGGTCGCTGCGTGAACACATCGCGGCCCAGGTGTACGCCGGCGCGGGTGTGACGGCGATTGCCGGCCGGCTCGATATGGCCCCTTCGAAGCTGAGCGAGAAGCTGGCCGGCTGCGACAGCGGTGGCAAGCCGCGTGGCCTGTCGATCGACGACCTGGAGCGCTACATCGCCGAGACGAAGGATGTCACGCCTATCCACTATCTGATCGAGCGCTACCTGATCTCTCCCGAAGCACAGCACGCCGAGGCGCTGGCCCAGTTCTCGAAGCTGGCCGCGCTGATGGAGCCGCTGGCCAAGAGCCTGGGAGCGAAGTGGCCATGAACGCTACCGAGAAGGCCATGCTGTCCGTTCGCTCGCTGTGGTTCATCGCCGGCTGCCTGCAGCTCCTGCGGGGTGCCTGATGGCCAGGATCCGCTCTATCAAGCCCGAGTTCTGGTCCAGCGAGCAGGTGATGGAATGCTCGCCGATGGCTCGGCTGCTCTTCATCGGCCTGTGGAATTTCTGCGACGACGCCGGCAACCACGTGGCCAGCGCTAAGACCGTGAAGGCCGAAATCTTCCCCGGCGACGACATTGGCTCGTCGGATGTTCAGCGAATGCTCGACGAGTTGTTGTCGAATTCTCTGATCGCCTTCTACACCAACGGTGACAAGGAATATCTGCACGTCACTGGCTGGCGGAAGCACCAGAAGATTGACCGCCCCACATTCAAACATCCTCCGTTCTCGGGTGATGCTCGACGAGCGCTCGACGAGTCCTCACCCCCGGAAGGGAATGGAGTGGAGGGGAGTGGAGAGGAAGGGAAGGGAGAAGATCTATCCTCGCTACGCTCGGATTCGTCCAACGCCGGTGGCGTGGACCTGCTCGGCGACGCCGCAGGCCAGGGCAAGGGGCAGGGGCAGGACGCCAAGGCTGACCTGAAGGCCCGCAAGGCCGACCGCATCCGCGAGATCGCTGCCGATGCGCAGGCTGCGTTCAACGCGACCATGGCCAAGCCGCACGGCCTGCTGGCCAAGTGCACCGTGCTGAACAAGCCGCGGCTGAAGGCGGTCGAGAACGCTCTGCCGACCGTGCGCCAGCTCTGCCAGCAGCTGTTCGGCAGCGAGCGGGTGACGCCCCAGTTCTGGAAGCTCTACTTCGAATCCGCGGCCGATGATGATTTCTACTCGGGCCGGGTGAAGGGTGGCCCAGGTCATGAGAACTACGTTCCCGACTTCGAAGTCCTGTTGCGCGAGAAGACCATCGCCAAGCTGGCCGACCGGGCGTTGTCCGAGGTGGCCCAATGAACGCGGCCCGTGACGAAGTGAGCCGCCTGTCGGGCCTGTACGGCGACCAGCAGGCCCTGCGCCTCCCGCCGCACAGCGTCGACGCCGAGCAGTCAGTGCTGGGCGGGCTGATGCTGGTCAACCGGGCGCTGGTCGAGGTGCAGGACGTCCTGGTGGAAGGTGACTTCTACCGCCGGGACCACCAGCTGCTGTGGCGCTGCATCCTGCAGCTGGCCGAGAAGCGCCAGCCGTTCGATGCGGTGACGATCGGAGAATGGTTTGAGGCCGCAGGACAGCTGGAACTGGTGGGCGATGGCGCCTATATCATCGAGCTGGCCAACAACACGCCGTCGGCGGCCAACGTGCGGGCCTATGCCGAGATCGTGGCGGAGAAGGCGAAACTGCGTTCGCTGATCGATGCCGGGCACGACCTGATCGACGCCGCCTACAGCCCCGAGGGCAGGAGCGCACTCGACCTGATCGGCCATGCGCAGTCCCGTATCGGCGGCCTGCTGGACAGCGAGCCGTGCGACCTGGAGCCGGTGGCACCGGTGATGGCGCGGGTGTTCGACCAGCTCTCGCACGCGGCCGAAACAGTGGACGGGATCACTGGCCTGTCGACCAGCCTGGAAGACCTGGACCAGATCCTGGACGGGTTGCTGGGTGGTCGCCTGTACGTGCTGGCTGCGCGGCCGAAGATGGGCAAGACGACGCTGGCTCAGAACATCGCCGAGCAGGTGGCTCTGCGTGCAGGCAAGTCGGTGGCCTTTTTCAGCTTCGAGATGAAACCGGAGGAACTGGGCAAGCGCATGCTGGCCAACCTGGCCGGGGTGAGCGGCGGCAAGCTGCGGTCGGGCAAGCTCGACAACGCCGACTGGAAGAACGTCACCCTCTGGACCCGCAGGATCGGCGAGGCGGCAATGCGCATCAGCCGGCCGCGCATCGCCAAGGTGCAGCACGTCTGCGCCCAAGTGCGCCGCATGAAGGCGCAGGACGACAACCTGGTGCTGGTGGTGATCGACTACCTGCAGCTGATGCACGTCTCGGGGGACAACCGTGCCGCCGGCATCGGCGATATCACCCGTGCGCTGAAGCTTTTGGCCAGCGAGCTGGACATCGCAGTGTTGCTGCTGAGCCAGCTCAACCGCGACCTGGAAAAACGGAATGGCGACAAGCGCCCGATCGTTGCTGATCTGCGCGACTCCGGCTCGATCGAACAGGACGCAGACGCGGTGATTTTCATCTACCGCGACGAGATCTATCACCCCGACAGTCGTTGGGCTGGCACGGCCGAATTGATCGTGGCCATCCAGCGCGACGGTGCGCCCGGCATGGCACGCGTCGCCTATGCGCCGGAGTATTTCCGGTTCTCCAACCTGCCCGAATGGTGGGAGCCGAAGCAGACCAGCGCGTCGGCACCTGCTGCTGGGTCCGCGCCGAGGGCTCGCCGAGGGCTCGCCGCAGCGTTGCCGATGGGTGATCGAGAATGACCCTGACCGCTGCAGCAAAGAAGATCCGCGCCAAGCGCGCACGCCGGCCGATCTACCTGGTGGTGGCCAAGCTGATCGACCCGAATACCGGCGAGCTGGTGGGCGCCCTGGTGCCGGCCAATGCCGTCGACCAGCGTCTGCTGCGCGATCGCAAGTTCCGCGTGGGCCGGGAGATCCGCGGCGAGCTGAAGCAGCCGCGCGAGGAATGGCAGCACCGCCTGATCCACAAGATCGGTCACCTGATGGTCGACAACGTCGAGGGCTGGGAGCAACTGGACGCACACGACGCGGTGAAGCGCCTGCAGCTGGACGCCGGCGTGTGCTGCGAGACCGTGGAGATGGACGCGACGCCGGTTATCGCCGCGGTGCTGGACGCCTGCGAGGCGTTGCTGGGCGCAGGCGCTCGCAAGGTGCTGGCCGGCGTGCTGCCGGAGATCCGCACCATCCCGGTCAAGCGTGCAGAGAGCCTGTCATTCGACGAGATGGAACAGGCCCGGTTCCAGGAACTGTTCGATGGCCTGACCGAGTACATCGGCAACCACTACACCTACGTGATGCTCGACGACGTGCGCGCCGAGTTCTGGAACATGGCCGGGCAGAACAGGAGGGTGGCGTGATGGAGCTAATCCGTTGCTTTGAAAAGGAACGCCTCAATGAGGCTAACCGCCCTAATCCTGCGCTGCTCTGCGTACTCCAGAAGCTCAATAAAGCGATCGACGTGTCCGGGCATCAGGAGTCGGTCCTTCAGCAGGTCCTGAGCTTCTTCAAAGAAGTTGATGGTGGTGAGTATTTCTCCACCAGCATCAGGCATGAGGTGACATTCCCGCTCGATTTCCCTCATTTCTCTGGAAATTGGTGCAGCCGGCATCGGCACGATGACGTTTCCGTCGCGTTGGACCTTCGCATGATCGATCTGGGCGGAAATACCCTTCTGGAATCGCCTGACGGCCCTATGGGCTCTGGTGTAGCGCATGTTGGCTTCGGCCCTTTCCCGCTTGTCCATCTCCCTCTTGGCGGCAGATCGTTCGTTAGAGGCGATTACGATTGCCGCAACAATGGCGGCGATGCTGCCCACCGCTTGCACCCAAGCGGGTGCGTCCTTGCCGAACTGAATCTGTCCGGTGAAAGCGAGAAGCACGAAGGCAAAGATGCAGCCAGTGGCTACAAGCGCTGCGTTGAGGCAGATCCTCGTCCAGTTGAATCTCTTGTTCAATTCCATGTTGATTGCCCCGCTATCCGTGCCGGAAGGATACCCACTCCCGCATTCACGGGGGAGTGCTGCTGATGCGGTCGAAGAACTCCAAGCCCTTCACCTCGGCTGAGAGGCGGCACGTGGAGGCGGTGAAGTTGCTGCCGTGCAGCGTCTGCGGCCGACCAGGCCCCAGCGACGCCCACCACATCAACCAAGGGCAGCACTACACGACCGTGGCGCTGTGCAAGGACTGCCACCAGGGCAGTTTCAACGGCATCCACGGGCAGAAGCGCATGTGGCTTGTCATGAAGATGGACGAGCTGGCCGCCCTGAACGTCACCCTTTCCCGGTTGCAGCTGAACGAGGCCGCACGATGATTCACCTCACCCTCCCATACCCGATCAGCGCGAACCGCTACTGGGCCGTGCGCGTGATCCCGAAGAAGCCGAAGCCGCTGGCGATCACCTACGTCACCGAGGAAGCGAAGGCGTACAAGGCGGCGGTCGGCCACCTGGCCAAGGCGGCGGGCATCCGTGTGCCGGCGACCGGCCGCGTCGTGCTGCATATCAAGCTTTTCCCGCACCGGCCACAGGACTGGGCGAAGCGTGCACGGAAGGATCCGCACACCTGGGACGACACCGTGCAGTGCATCGACCTCGGCAACTGCGAAAAGGTGCTGTCCGATGCTCTGAACGGTATCGCCTGGGTGGACGACAAGCAGATCCGACGGACCCTGCTGGAACGCATGGAGCCGGACGAGAAGGGCGCGCGACTGGAGGTGGCCATCGAGTACCTGGCCGCTGCACCGTCCCTGTTCGGGGAGGCCGCAGCTTGACCACGCCAGAGGCCCGCACGCGGAAGCGATACAACGCCTACCTGCGCCGGCATGGCGTGTGCGCCGTCTGCACCATGCGCGAGCGCGGCAGCAGCCCAGCGCATTGCCAGCGCCGGCCGGACCGGCAGGGCGGCTGCGACACCGACGGCCTTCTGCCGGTGTTCCGATTCGACGAGAACGTGCTGAAGGGGATGCGCGATGGCGACTGACGACTACCTGGTGCAGCAGCTCCGGGCCTGGGGCCACGCTCAGGCGAACCGCTTCGCGCTGACCTACGCTGACCGCAGCACGCACGTGCTGGAGAAGGCCCGCGACATGGCGCCAGGCACCCGGGAAAGGGCCCTGCGCGACCTGGTGGGCCGAGACGGATCCAGCCGCCGGCGATTCATGGCCGACCGCAGCGGCGTGGAGGGCATGGGCATGCTGCCGGCATGGGCAGTAGACCCGGTGCGGTCGACGAACGATGCCGACAAGCCGCACGACAACCCCGAGATCGCCGTCGATGTTGGTATCCCCGATGAACTGCGGTGGGTCGAGCAGGCGCTGGCGTCGTTGATGCGGCAGCACCCGCTGCGCGCCCTGGTGCTGCACACCGAGTACACGGTGTCGGCCAGTCAGGCAGTGAAGGCACGCATGGTGGCGGAGAAGTACGGCGGCACGCTGTCGGTCTGGCAGTACCGACGGGAGCTGCAGCGGGCGGTAGACTGGATGGGCGGCAGGATCGCCGCGTAACCATGGTGCCGAATATGTCTTGCACAAAGGAAGAAATCGCCCGTGACATTGTCGTGGCGGCAATCAACCAGAGCACTGTACCGATGGACGGAAAGCAGCTCGGGCAGCTGTACAAAGATGTCCTGCTTGGGGTTCGTGAGGCTTGGAAGACTTTCCCCACCGGCAATGGGGATTGACAAGTTGCACAGACAGATGCCCTAATTCTGCAACTGTCAAGAATTGTCCCTGAAGCCCCGGCCCTGCGTCGGGGCTTCTGCGTTTCCGGGACTGCGCTTCCTGCGGGCGTAGGCCAGAGGTCCAGGCTGCCGGGCTCATAACCCGGAGATTCGCCGGTTCGAATCCGGCCCCCGCAACCATCCACGCCCGTCAACCCTCACCGGACCAATTCGCCGAGCCTGCCGGGCTGCGGTGACGGGCATCTATCGACCAATCGGGGAGGGCGTCATGCCGAACCGGATCAACCATGGAACCGACATGCGGGGAGAAATCATTGACGCGGTGGGGACCGCAGCCCTGAAGGTCACGCCGCCGGTAACGGTGGCCACGGCCGTCGCATCAGGGTTCACCCTGGACAAGGCGGTGCTGGTGCTGACGGCCATCTACCTGGTGGGCCAGATCGGCTACCTGGTGTGGAAGTGGGTGCGCGAATGGCGCCAGGCGCGCCGCGGCGGGGTGACCGGATGAAGGGCAAGGTGATCGGCGGCAGCGCCGCAGCCGCTATCGCCTTGGCCGCCGCCGCGCTGGTGAAGCCGTGGGAGGGCTACTCGCCCACGCCGTACATCGACATGGTGGGCGTCGCCACCCACTGCTACGGCGACACCAGCCGCCCGGACAAGGCGGTCTACACCGAGCAGGAGTGCGCCCAGAAGCTCAACAGCCGCCTGGGCAGCTACCTGACCGGCATCAGCCAGTGCATCAAGGTGCCGCTACGCGAACGTGAGTGGGCCGCGGTCCTGAGCTGGACCTACAACGTGGGCGTGGGTGCTGCCTGCCGCTCGACGCTGGTGGGCCGGATCAACGCTGGCCAGCCCGCCGCGAGCTGGTGCCCGGAGCTGGATCGCTGGGTGTACGCCGGTGGCAAGCGCGTGCAGGGCCTGGTGAACCGCCGGGCTGCTGAGCGCCGCATGTGTGAATCCGCAGAACCGATCAACTGAGCCCCGGAGGGCACCGTGAACGACAAGACCATCGAGCAGGAAATCCAGGCCAAGGGCCTGACCGCGCCGCGTGTGACGCCCGCTGCCATCGAGGCTGAGATCGACGGCGAGTACTACTTCACCGCGCAGGACGGTGTCCAGCAGGCTTTTCACAAGCAGGACGAGCTGACCCGCCTGACCGGGTCGCATGACGCGCTCGCGCTGCTCACCTTCTGCGTCCTCCACCTGCGCAACGGCTTCACCGTCACCGGCGAATCGGCCTGCGCCAGCCCGGAGAACTTCGACCCCGAGATAGGCCGCAAGATCGCGCGCCAGAACGCAGTCCAGAAGATCTGGCCGCTGCTGGGCTTCCGCCTGCGCGACGAGCTGGCGGCCAAGGCCTGACCATGAATCGCATCCTTGCGGCGGTTGCAGCCTTCGTCCTGTGGTCCGGCGCCATGGTCGGCGTTGGCTGGGCCTGGCGCAGTGATCGTGCAGAGGGCAGGGAGGCCACCCGGCGCGCCGCCGGTGCCGAGGCAGCCGCAGCCCAGGTGAACCAGACCCGTGCCACCGAGCACGCCCAGGCCGAAACGCTGGCCACCATTGGAGCGAAGCATGAAGAAGACCGCGCTACGGCCGCGACCGTCCCTGCTGCTGTTGTGGCTGACCTGCGCGCTGGGCGCCTCCAGCTGCGCGACGACCTCGCCAGCTGCAGCACCAGCCTCCTGTCCCAAGCCGTCGCCGGCGCCGTCGAACGTGATGCGCACGCCGAACTACGAGCAGAGGTTGCGGGAGCTGCTGTTCAAATCGGCCGCGACGCCGACGACCACGTCCGCGCCAGCCAAGCCGTGATCCGGGCGGACAGGGGCCAACCGTGAGCAACGTCCTGCAGCTCGTCCCGAACAACGCGCTGGCGGTGGACCAGCACCAGCTTGCCGCGCGCATCCGGGAGTTCGCCGACCGCATCGAGGCCGGGCAGTTCGGGGACGTGGAGAAGGTGGCCCTGGTGGTGGATTGCGCAGGTGGCGTAGATCACCGCGTCTATGGGCGGCAGTGCAGTGCCGCAGAGCTGGTCGGGCTGCTGGAGTGGTCGAAGGCCCGGATCATCAGGGGCGACTACTGATGGCACGCCCCAGCAAGTACAGCCAGCAGCTGGCCGACGCGATCTGCGACCTGCTGGTGGATGGCAAGAGCCTGCGCACGATCTGTTCCACGGCGAAGATGCCGAGCCGTTCCACGGTCATTCGTTGGTTGGCTGAGAACGAGGCATTTCGCAACCAGTACGCGCGTGCACGCGAGCTGCAGGCGGACACGCTGGCCGAAGAGATCCTCGACATCGCCGACAAGGCGGTGCTGGGCGAGCGGCTGAAGAAGGACGGCAAGGGCAAGGTGCTGGAGCGGCAGACCGGCGACATGGTCGAACGCTCCAAGCTGATGATCGACGCCCGGAAGTGGTACGCCGGAAAGCTGCAGCCCAAGAAGTACGGCGAGCGCGTTGCCCTGGACCACGGCGTGCAGGACAACCTGGCAGACCAACTGAGGGCCGCCCGTGAGCGCGCAGCTGGCCGGGAGTCCTGAGCAGGAGCTGGTCGAGGCGATCGGCTCGTTCCAGCAAGACCCGCTGGGCTATGTGCTGTTCAACTTCCCTTGGGGCGTCAAGGGCGGCCCGCTGGATGGCAAGAAGCTGCGCGCCTGGCAGCGCCGGCGGCTGGAGAAGATCGGCAACAGGCTGCAGGCCGGGGCCGCTGATGCTGGCGAGGTGATTCGCCAGGCCGTCGGCTCGGGCCACGGCATCGGCAAATCCGCCCTGGTGGCGATGCTGATCAAGTGGGCCTTCGACACGTTCGAGGACACCCGCGGCGTGGTCACGGCCAATACCGACATCCAGCTGCGCACCAAGACCTGGGCGGAACTGTCGAAGTGGCACGAATTCAGCCTCACCAAGGACTGGGCAACGCTGACCGCCACGGCGTTGATCAGCAACGCCCCGGGCCACGACAAGACCTGGCGCATCGACGCGGTGCCGTGGTCGCAGAACAACACCGAGGCGTTCGCCGGCCTGCACAACGAGGGCCGGCGCATCCTGCTGGTGTTCGATGAGGCTTCGGCCATCGCCGACAAAGTGTGGGAAGTGGCCGAGGGCGCGCTGACCGACCAGGGCACCGAGATCATCTGGGCCGCGTTTGGCAACACCACCCGCAACACCGGCCGCTTCCGCGAGTGCTTCCGCCGGTTCAAGGCCAGTTGGGACACCGAGCAGATCGACAGCCGCACCGTTGAGGGTGTGAACCTGGTCGAGGCCGAGCGCATGGTGCGCGACTACGGCGAGGACAGCGACGTAGTGAAGGTCCGTATCCGAGGCCTGTTCCCGTCGATGTCAGCCCGCCAGTTCATCGCAGAGGCGGACGTGGCTGCAGCCTACGGGCGACACCTGCGGCCCGAGCAGTACAGCTGGGCGCCGAAGATCCTCACGCTGGACCCGGCGTGGGAAGGCGACGACGAGCTGGTGATCGGTCTGCGTCAGGGCCTGGCCTATCGGCAGCTGCGCACGCTGGCCAAGAACGACAACGACATGGCAGTGGCGGCCATCCTCGCCCAGCTGGAGGACGAGCATCAGGCCGATGCTGTGTTCGTCGACGGCGGGTTCGGCACCGGCATCGTGTCCGCGGGCCGAACCATGAGCCGCGACTGGCGCCTGGTGTGGTTCTCGGGCGAGTCGGGCGACCAAGGCTGCCTCAACAAGCGCGCCGAGATGTGGAAGGCGTGCCGCGACTGGCTGAAGGAAGGCGGGGCCATCCCCGAAGACCCGCAGCTGCGCGACGAGCTGCAGGCACCGGAAACCGTGCCGCGCCTCGACGGCAAGCTGCAGATGGAATCGAAGAAGGACATGAAGCGCCGCGGCCTACCTAGCCCCAACCGGGCCGACGCCCTGGTGCTGTCGTTCGCATACCCCGTGATGCCCCGGCCGCGCTTCCCCGATGGGTCGCCAATGGAGCATCGCGACCACGCCGACCAGCAGGCCGGCGAACCCTACAACCCGTTGTCCTGAAGGAATCTCCATGTGCAACTCCGCCCCCAAGGTGAAGCCGGTGGCCGCAGCGCCCGAAGTGGCGCCCGAGTCGATCGACGATGCCGCAGTGAACGAGCGCGACCGCGAGCGCCAGCGGCAGCGCCTGCGCTTCGGCGCCAGGTCGACCATCCTGGCCGGTGACACCAGCTCGGCGATGCCGACCGCGTCGGTCAAGACGGCGCTGGGTGCCTGACGCCATGTGCACCTCGCGCCAGATCATCGATCCGGGTGGCCTGCTGTTCGGCGACAAGACCGGCAAGTACGCCGACCCGCTCGGCATCACCAAGACCGCCGTGGGTGATCCGACCGGCCGTGTGCGCCGCGCTCGCAAGGAAGCCGAGGACGAGCGTCGCACCTACGCCAGCAGCGGCGCGTCCTCTGTGGCCTATCGGTCGCTGGCACCGACTTCAACCGCGCTGGGTGGAACGGCTCCGCGCAACACCGTGCTGGGGGGAGGCTGATGGACATCGCGAAGCTGCAGGCGCACTGCCGGCGCCGCAAGACCGCCTTGAAGGAGGCGCAGAACGACTGGACGCCGCTGTGGCGCCAAACGTCGGAGTACATCGACCCGACCCGCGGTCGCTTCTACGGTGACCAGGACGACAAGCCGCGTAAGCGCAACTGGGCCAAGGTGATCAACAGCACGGCCACCGACGCGCTGGGGGTGATGGCAGCCGGCATGATGTCCCACATGACGCCCAAGGCGCAGCCGTGGTTCAAGGTGACCACGCCTGACCCGGCCATTGCCGAGCTGTTCGGCGTGCGCGTGTGGCTGGACGATGTCGCCCAGCGAATCCGCGACACCTTGGCCAGCAGCAACTTCTACAAGGCCATGCCGGTGGTCTACGCCGAGGACGGCATTTTCGGTGTTGCTCCGCTGCTGGTGCTGGAAGACTCGCGCGAGGTGGTGCGGTTCTACGCGCTGACCGCCGGCAACTACGCCGTGGGGCTGGACGACCAGGGACGGGTCGACTCGCTGTGGCGCCGTTACCCGAAGACCGCGCGGCAACTGGAGGAACGCTACGGCGCAGATGCGCTGCCGTCCGTGGTGCGCGATGCGTTGGATAAGAGTGGGGACCAGAAGTTCTGGGTGGAGTCGCTGATCGAGCCGAACCCGGACCAGCGGCCTGGGATCGGCCCGCTGGGTCTGCAGGCTCCGCGCTTCCGTCCTTATCGTGAGGTGGTATGGATCGACGGAGTGGCCAACGGCCAGAACGGTGTGATCGACATCGGCGGCCATTACGAGGCCCCGTTCGTCGTGGCCCGCTGGAACCCCGTCGCGGAGGACATCTACTCGTCCTGCCCGGCGATCAACTGCCTGGGCGACATCAAGCAGCTGCAGTATCTGGAAGGCGAGAAGCTGCGCCTTATGGAGCAGATGTCGGATCCGACGTTGGCTATGCCGGAGAGTCTGCGCCGTACCGGTGGGGCACGGCTGCGCAAGGGTGGCCAGGTATACCTACCGCAAGACGCCGCAAACACCACGGTTGCGCCGGTCTACATGCCCGACTCGCGTGGCCTGGCGCAGATCCGCGAGGAAATCTCGGTCGTCGAGCAGCGGATCCAGCGGGCGTTCTTCTACCAGCTGTTCCTGATGCTGGAGGCGCTCGGCGACAAGACCGACCGCACCGCCACCGAGATCGTCACCCGCAAGGAAGAGAAGGCGGCAGTGCTGGCGCCGACCCTGGAGTCCATCACCGACGAGGTGCTGGACCCGGTGGTGGTCCGGGTGTTCCGCCTGCTGGAACGCGCGGGCCGCATCCCCGATCCGCCGCAGGTGCTGGCCAATGTGCCGCTGAAGATCGAGTACACCAGCATCCTTGCTCAGGCTGCCAAGGCGGCAGCGGTCGGGTCGATCGAACGCACCATGACCTTCGTGGCCAACGTGGCTCAGGCCACCGGCGACCCGTCCGTTATGGACAAGCTGGACAGCGACCAGGTGGTCGACGAGTACACCGCTGCCGTGGGTGGCCCGGCCTCGATCATCCGCAGCGACGACGCAGTGGCAAGGATCCGCGCAGACCGCGCGCAGCAGCAGCGCCAGCAGCAGCTCGCGGCGTCTGCCCAGCCGATGAAGGACGCGGCGCAGGCGCTGAAGACGGCCAGCGACACGGTGCCTGAGGAAGGCTCGGCCGCACAGGCGCTGATTGATGCCATGCAGGGCGCCGCATGAAGCGCCCCGGCATGGATCCGCGAGAGGAAGAGCAGCGCCGCGTGGCCGAGCGCATCGCGGACCTGCAGGACACCCAGCTCCGCGAGGACGCGCGCGCAGTCCTGGCCGATCCAGCCGCGCGCCGGCTGGTTTGGCTGTTCATTCAGGCCATGGATGTGGATGACAGCGCGTTCAACACGAACGCGATGGCGCAGTCCCGAAAGATCGGACGGCAGGAGGCCGGCCAGTGGTGGCTGCGCGTCGTCCGTGACAGCTGCCCGGAGCGCGAGGCACAGATGCGCGCCGAAGCCAACAGTGCAATGAAGCGGCTGCAATCGCAGCTGCAGCAACCCGAGGAAATCAACGATGTCGACTGACAACGCCAACAGCGCCAGCAACCCCAATCCTGGCCCGGGCGATAGCACCACCACGACCACCGCGACCGACGGAAATCAGGTACCCAACAGCAGCGCGCCGGCGGGCACCGATGGAAACGGCAACGGTGGTGACGCGACGGGGGGCAATGGCCAGCCGAACAAGGGCGAAGGCGGCGGCGATGCCGGCAAGCCCGAGGACGGTAAGACCAGCGCGGCACCGGAGCAGTACGGCCAGTTCAACCTGCCGGAAGGGTTCACCCTGGAAGGCGATCGACTGGGTGCGGCCACGCAGTTCTTCAAGGCCAAGGGCTGGACGCAGGAGCAGGCCCAGGAGGCCGTCGACCTGTACACCCAGATGGCCGGCCAGGACGCGGCGGCTATGCAGCAGGCAATGGAAGCTCAGCGCCTGCAGCAGGTCGAGCAGTGGGGCGTGGACGCCAAGCAGCAGCTGGGCGCCAAGTACGACGAAACCGTCGGCCTGGCCACCACCGCGGTGAAGGCCATCAACGACCCCGAGCTGACCAAGGCGTTCAACGAGCTGGGCTGGGGCAACCACCCGACCATGATCAAGGCGTTCGCCTTCTTCGGTGGGTTCCTTCGCGACAGCAAGGTGGATGGCTTGGGCGGGACCACGACGTCTGGTCCGAGCGCTTCCAGCGACCCGAAGTCGATCCTCTACGGCGGCTGATAGCCGCCACGCAATACCCCATCAACCAGCCGCCGCAAGGCGGTTTTTTCGTATCTGGAGAGACCAACAATGTCGACCATCGGCAACACCTACCTGACCCTGGCGGACGTGTTCAAGCGCACCGACGCCGACAAGCAGATCGCTGCGGTGATCGAGCTGCTGGCGCAGGACAACCCGATCCTGCAGGACATGATCGTCAAGGAGTGCAATGACGGCACCACCCACCTGACGACCGTGCGCACCGGCATCCCCGAAGGCACCTGGCGCATGCTGTACCAGGGCGTTCAGCCCACCAAGTCGACCACCGCCCAGGTGCGCGATGCCACCGGCATGATCGAAGCCTGGAGCGAGATCGACGAGAAGCTGGTGCGCATGACGGGTGACTCGGCCGGGCTGCGCCTGTCAGAAGCCCAGGCGTTCCTCGAAGGCCTGAACCAGGGCGTGGCCACCTCGATGTTCTACGGTGACCAGGCTACCTCGCCGGCGAAGTTCACTGGTTTTGCTCCCCGCTTCAACAAGATCGCCACCAGCGGTTCGGGCGCCCAGATCGTCGATGCAGGCGGCACCGGCTCCGACAACACCTCGATCTGGTTCATCGTCTGGGGTGAGAACACCGTCCATGGCCTGTACCCGAAGGGCAGCAAGGCCGGCATCGATCGCGAGGACAAGGGCAAGCAGACCAAGACCAACGCGGATGGGTCGATCCTCGACGTGGTCCGCGAAAAGTTCCAGTGGGACATTGGCCTGTCGGTTCGCGACTACCGCTACGTTTCCCGCATCGCCAACATCGATGTGTCCGACGTGAAGGCCGGCAACGTGAAGCTGTACGACTTCATGCGCAAGGCCTATTACAAGCTGAAGCAGCGCCGCGTGATGGGTGGCCGTGCGGCTATCTACCTCAACACCGACATGCTGGAAGCGCTGGACGCGCTGGCCACCAATGGCGGCACCACCGACAACTTCGTGCGCCTCACCCGCAAGGAGATCGAGGGCGAGGAAGTGCTGACCTATCGCGGCATCCCGCTGCGCGAGTCGGATGCGCTGCTGAACACCGAAGCCCGGGTCGTCTGATCCGCCGCCACTGAATCGGGCGCGCGGGCTCCGGCCCCGCTCCCTACCGCAATCCAAGGAGCAAACCACCATGATCTTCGATCAGCAGAACCTGTTCTCGAACGCACAGTCGGTGCTGGCGAGCGCAGTGTCCACCAACGTCATCGACCTGGGCGCCACCGGCACCGTGCAGGGCGAGGGCGCCCCGATCAAGCGCGACATCGGCCCGGGAACCCCGATCCCGCTGCGTGTGCAGGTAGTCGAGGCTTTCAACAACGCCACCAGCCTGCAGGTCGAGCTGCAGGTCTCGGCCACCGAGAACTTCGCCGCACCGGTCGTCGTCGGCTCGCAGACCAAGCTGCTGGCTGATCTGGCCGCTGGCTCTGTGTTCGGTGGCCTGTACTACGTGCCGCGCGGTACCAACCTGCGCTATGTCCGCCTGAACTACACCCTGGTGGGCACCGCGCCGACCACGGGCAAGGTCACCGCGGGCATCGTCGCCGGCCACCAGGAGAACAACCTGTGACCGGCCTGCGCGTGCGCGCGACCCGGCGCGGCTACTTCGGGCAGGAACGTGCCGTCGGCGACGAGTTCGAGATCGCCAGCAAGGAACAGCTTGGCTCCTGGATGGAGCAGATCGGCGGCAAGGCCGTGGCCGAGAAGTCGGCGCCGCCGGCCGACCCGTTCCTGGCCCGCAACGCTGACCTGATCAAGGCGGACCTGGGCGGTCTGGAGGTCGAGCAGTTGGCCGCCTACCGCGAGCAGGAAGCTGCCGCCGAGAAGCCCCGCAAGGGCGTGATCGAGGCGATCGACGCGGCCGTGGCCGAGAAGTCGGCGAACGCCTGACGGCAACCACCGGGGGCGCCTTCGGGCGCCCCCACTACCGGAGCGGCACATGAAGCTCGTATCCATGAAGAAAGACGGCAGCCACGACCACGGCTGTGACTGCTGCGCCACGGCGCCGTCAGGTTGCAGCGAGCCTGATTACCCGTGGGGGCTGCGCATCAACCTGGACGAAGACCAGATCGCAGCACAGGGCATCAAGCAGCTGCCGGCGTCTGGTGCACAGGTCGCCATTGAGGCGATCGCGACCGTGGTTTCGCTCGGAGAGGAGACGCGCGATGGCAAGGTGCATCGCCGGTTGGAGCTGCAGATCACCGACATGGGGCTGGCAGCCGCGAAGGGCCCGAATCCCAGCGAAGTGCTGTACCCGAACGGTGAGGGCTGACCCATGACGTCCCAGGTCCAAATCTGCAACCTGGCCCTGGGCAAGCTGGCCCAGGACATCACGATTACCTCACTGACCGAGCGCTCGAAGGAAGCGCGCGTGTTCTCGCGCCTGTGGGAGCCGATGCGCAACTTGGTGCTGGCCGACCGGCTGTGGCCGTGGGCGATGAAGGCCCAGCGCCTGGCCGTCGCCGCTGAGGCACCGATGCCAGGTTGGGAGATCCGCTACGCCCGTCCGGCGGATTGCATCACCGTGCTGGCCATCACCGACGACCAGGGCATGCGCGCCGGCCGCCGCCTGTCGCGCTGGTGCGAGCCGCAGTTCCGCCAGTGCCACGGCATCCAGTTCGAGCAGGCGATGGGCACTGACGGCACGTCGCTGCTGTGCGATCGGGCCGAGGCCTATCTGATCTACGTCGCGCGCGTGGAAGACCCGGAGCGGTACCCGGCGCACTTCGTCGATGCCCTGGCATGCAAGCTGGCCGAGGAAGGCGCGCCGACGATCATCGGTGCCAATGGGTTCTCCAACAAATCCGGCCTGAAGCAGCTCTACCAGCTGGCGCTCAGCCAGGCCGCGGCGCATGACTTCAACGAGGCCGACGAGGACGAGCGCCAGCCGTCCATGGCCCAGATGGCGAGGGCCTGACCATGGCACGTCTGCTACAACCGAGCATGTCCGGCGGAGAGCTTTCGCCCGGACTCCAGGGACGCGTCGACATGGTGCGGTACGCCATCAGCCTGAAGCGGTGTCTGAACGTCATCACCAAGCCGACCGGCGGCGGGGAGAAGCGGCCGGGCTACCTGTTCCGCGGCGGTGCCAAGCACAACGACCGCGCCACCCGCTTCATCCCGTTCATCTACTCGACAACGGTCAAGTACGCGATCGAGCTGGGCGACGGCTACATGCGTTTCTGGGTGGGTGGTGCGCTGCTGCGCAATGGGGCAGGGGACATCGTCGAGGTGGCCACGCCATACACCGGCGAGGACATCTACAAGGTGCGGCACACGCAGTCTGCTGACGTGTTGTTCCTGGTGCACCCGTGGATCCCGCAGAAGGAGCTGCGCCGCTTGGCCGTCGACCAGTTTGAGTTGCGCGACTTCGAGTACCGGCGCGGGCCATTCCGCCCGTTCAACAACGACGAGGCCGCGCTGCTGGCTGTGTCCGGCACCCAGGGCGTGGTGACGGTGACGACCAACGTTCCGACCTTTACCGCGGAGATGGTCGGCTCGCTGCTGTACGCCGAGGAAAAGGAACTGCGCTCGGTGAAGCCCTGGGTGGCGGCGGAGAAGAAGGTGCCGCTGGGTGCACTTCGCCGAAGCGACCAGAAGGTCTACCGCTGCGTGAGCGTCCCTGTGGTGACCGGCCTGGCCGGGACGCCGTACTACGTCTGCGGCAGCGTGCGCCCCGTGCACGACAGCGGCCGAGCGTTCGACGGCCCGCAGGACGTGAAGTTCGACAACGTCAACGACTACGCCGTCGGGGTCGAATGGGAATACGTGCACGGCGGGTTCGGGATCATGAAAATCACCGCCTTTACCAGCCCGTTCGAGGTCACCGCCACGGTGATCGAGCGGATCCCCGACAGCATCGTGGGCAACGTACCGCCGCCGGTGGCAGGTCCGTGGACCTTCAGCGGCGACGGCACCACGAAACAGTTCTCCATCCCTGGCGCGACCAGCAGCAGCTACCTGGACTACCAGGTCAAGATCGACGGCGTGCCGGTGCAGTCGAATCCGTACTATCCGGGCGGCAGTGGCACCGGCGGCACCAGCGGTGGTGGCATCGGCCGCGGCGGCAACGTCGCGCAGGAGGTGCAGTGATGGCACAGGGCTGGACGATCGATCCCGGCGCGGACCTGATCAATTTCTACGAGGCGCCGCCGACCGGCACCAACAACATCGTGGTGACCCAGTACGCGGCCGGCGCTGTCGGCGGCACCGACGTCTGGGCCGTCGGCGCCTGGTCCTATCGCTATGGCTACCCCGGTGAGGTCGAGTTCTTCGGCGACCGGCTGTGGTTCGCTGGCAGCCCTGGCGATCCGCAGACCGTGTGGGCGTCGAACATCGGCGATTACCCCAACTTCGGGCGCAGCTCGCCGATCGTCGACAGCGACGCGGTGTCGTTCACGATCAATGCGCGCCAGGTGAATGCGATCCGCGACCTGGTGCCGCTGGACAGCCTGCTGGTGCTGACCACCGGCGGCGAGTGGAAGGTCACCGGCGGGCAGGACGCTGTGGTGACGCCCAGCACGATCGGGATCAAGCCGCAGTCCGCCTATGGCACCGGCGACCTGCAGGCCCGCGTGCTGGGCGAGTCGGCGGTGTTCCTGCAGGCGCAGGGCCAGCGCGTGCGCGATCTTGCCTACCAGTTCGAGAAGGACGGCTTTCGCGGCAACGAGATCAGCATCTGGGCCGACCACCTAGTGCAGGGCTACACGTTCCGCGGCATCGAATACAGCACGGCGCCCTGGCCAATCCTGTGGATGCCGCGCACGGACGGTGTGCTGATCGGCTGCACATACATGCCCGAGCAGGAGGTCACCGGCTGGCACCCGCATGAAACCGATGGCGAGGTGCTGGACGTCTGTTGCCTGCCCGGCGAGATCGAGACCGAGGTCTACCTGCTGGTGCGCCGCTTCATCAACGGCGAATGGGTCCAGTACGTGGAGCAGATGGCCCCGACCCGGTACGACGATCCGCTCGACTGGAAGTACGCCGACAGCCTGCTGACCTACGACGGCCGGCGCCCGAACGGCTCGCCCATGACGCTGACCAGCATCAATGGGTGGAACGAGGGCGCGGCTATCACCGCCACCACCGGTGCCGCGATCTTCAGCGGTGCAGGCGACGTAGGCAACATCCTGCGGCTGGCGATTGGTGACGAACACGTCCGCGTGCGGGTCATGGCCTATGTGTCGCCCACGGTCGCGACGGTGGAATCGATCGGCTCGGTGCCCCTGGCACTGCGCAGCGTCGCTGTGCAGGACTGGACCTACCAGCGCTCGACGATCGCCGGCATGGGCCACTTGGAGGGCAAGACCGTGGTGGCCCTGGTCGACGGCAATGTGCAAAAGGACCTGCAGGTGATCGACGGCAAGGTGCAGCTGCAGCGTCCGGGCGGCGTTGTGCACATCGGCCTGCCGTATACCGCCCACATCGAGACGCTGGAGGTTAATGCCAACGGCGGCGACCCATTGCGCCCGATGAAGAAGCTCGCCTTCGAGGTCGCGCTGCTGGTGCGCAACACCCGCGGCGTCTACGTTGGCACCACGCTGGACACGCTGGACCCTATCGCACAGCGCGATTTTGAGGACTACGACGAGCCCACAACCCCATACACGGGCGTCCTGCGCAAGAACATGTCCTGCCAGTGGGGCATGGATAGCGGTCATTTCCACATCATCAGCGACGACCCGCTGCCGATGGAGATCCTGTCTCTCATGCCCCAGGTGGTGGCGTCCGAATGAAGATCACCGCAGAACTGGTACCGGCTGAGGCTGGACACATCGAAGTGATCGCGGCCGCAGCACGGCCCGCAGACGTGGTCGAGCTGTGGGCATGCGCCCGCACCACGCCGGCGGAGGCCCTGCAGCGTGGCTTGACCGGGAGCGCTGAGGCGTGGACGGCGATGGTGCGCGGCGTGCCGGTATGCATGTTCGGGGCGACCCCTTACTCGATCCTCGGCGGCATCGGTACGCCCTGGATGGTCGGCTCGACGGGGCTCAACCAGCTGTCGGTCCAGAAGGAACTGCTGCGCCTGTCTCGCCCGGCCCTGCACCGGATGCAGCAGGCATTCCCTTCGATGCTGTTCAACGTCGTCGACCAGCGCAACGAGGCCGCGCAGCGCTGGCTGCATTGGCTGGGCTTCCACTTCCTCGCGCCGGTGCCGGTCGGACCGGACAGCGCCCCTTTCCTTCCGTTCTACTGGAGCGCATAACGTGTGCAATCCCGCAATCGCCCTTCTGGCGGCCACCGTTGTAACCGGTGCATACCAGGCCGACCAGCAGCAGAAGCAGGGCAAGGCCAACGCGCAGATCGCCGAGAACAACGCGGTGCTGGCGCAGCAGGACGCCGATGCCAGCAACGCCCTGGCCACCCGCGAGATGGAGCAGCAGTCCTGGCGCACGCGCATAGCGCTCGGCCAGCAGCGCGCCGCAATCGCCGCCAACAACATCGACCCCACGCTCGGCACGCCTGCGGAGATCCTGGGCGAGACCGCGATGTTCGGTGAGGTCGATCAGCAGACCATCCGCATGAACGCTGCACGGCAGGCCTGGGGCTTCAATGCGCAGGCCCAGAACCAGCGGACGCAGGGCGAGCTGGCCCGCTGGAGCGGCAACGCTCAGGCGACCGGCACGATCCTGGGCTCGCTCGCCAGCGCCGCGAGCATGGGCATTGGAGGCATGAGCCGGGCGGGCGGTGCTGGCGGCGGTGGGAACCTGTCGTCCCAGGCCAACAGCATCACCATGCGCAACAACGCGCGCATTTCGCGCGGCTGGGGGCTGTGACATGGCAACCCTGATCCCACGCACCAGCGGGCCGCAGGTGCAGGCCGAGCTTGGCCCCCAGGTCCGCAATACCGCCCAGGTCGACCTGTCGCCGCTCAGCCGCACCGCGGGTGCCGTCGGCCAGGCCGCCGTCGACCTGTTCCAGCAGCAGAAGCAGCGCGCCGACCTGACGGCGGTCATGGAGGCACGCCGCGAGCTGTCGGACTGGGAGGGCGCCACCTTCAACCCGGCCAACGCCGACGGCATCGCCAAGTACCAGGGCAAGAACGCGCTGCAGGCGCACGACGCGCTGCTGGGTGATCTCGACCAGCGTGTGTCGTCCATCCGTAGCCGGCTGTCGCCAGAACAGCAGCAACGGTTCGATCAGGTGTCGTTCTCGTTCCGCGACTCTGTGCAGGGCCGGCTCAACAGCTACGCTGACCGCGAGTACAGCGCCTATGAGGCCACCGAGCGCAAGGCCACGATCGACAACATCGGGCAGGATGCCGTCAGCGCCGGCATGTCCGGCGACTTCGGGCTCGCCGACGTGCGGCTGCAGGAAGCCGTGGGTATCGCCACCGCCGCCTACCAAACGCAGGGCCTGGGCGCTGAGGCGATCAAGGCCAGCGAGCGCGGCATCGTATCTTCCGTGCGCAAGCAGACTGCTGCGGCGATGGCCACCCGCGACCCGTTCGCGGCGGAGGACTACTACCACCGCTACGCGGACCAGATGACGCCAGAGGACCGTGCGCAGGTTGAGCGCACGCTGTACCCGGTGGTAAAGGACCGCGCGGCCTACGAGCTGGCGCAGTCGCTGGCCGATGGCCGTGGGGCAGTCGAGCCGCTTCCGGCGCCGAAGGCGCGCGGTGTGCCATCCGCGTCGGTGGCCAAGGCGATCGACGATGCAGCGAAGGCCGAGGGGCTGGATGCGGCTGGCCGGGCCGACCTGTACGCGCTTGCCGAGCAGGAATCGGGGTTCCGCGCCGATGCAGTGAATCGCGAGGTTCTGGACGATGGCGACCGGGCCACCGGCCTGTTCCAGTACCGCGCCACCAGCGCCGGCGGCATCGACCGCAAGGACGCTGCGGCATCCGCCCGGCGCGCTGCCCGCGAGTACAAGGAACGGCTGGCCAAGGGCGGACGAGCGTTCGCCATCGCCGCGCACTTCGCTGGTGAGGGCGGCGCCGATGCCGTGGTGAACCGTGGCCGCTCGGCGCAGAACCCGAAGACGGCGCTGTACGTGCGCCAGGTCATGGGGCGGGCGTCGCGGTGGGCATCAGAGCATGGTCCGTCCGCGCCGTCGGGTCAGGTTGAGGCGGGAAACATCGATCTTGCTAAGCGACCGGTGGTGCGCAATACCGATGGAAGCATCAGCACGGTGCGATCCATCTCGTTCGGCACCGACAAGGGGGAGGTGCTGATCCCGACTGTCAGCGATGACGGGCGCGTGCTCTCTGACGATGACGCCATCGCGTTGTACGAGAAGACCGGCAAGCATCTGGGGGTTTTCAAGACCCCCGAGCAGGCTACGGCCTACGCCGAATCCCTGCACAACGATCAGGCCAGGATGTATGGCGGGCCGCCAGCAACGCTGGCCGATGCGATCGCGGCGATCCCGCGCACGATGCCGCCGGATCAACGTGCTGCTGCCGAGGGGTACCTGCGCGACATCTACGCGCAGCGTAAGGACCGGCTAGAGCAGGCGAAGAAGGCCGCGGCCATGTCGATCTACGACAAGGTGGCCGCCGCCGGCGCGAGCGTGCCGCTGTCGCAGGTGCTGGCTCCGGCCGAACTGGCGCTGGTGGGGCAGGATTCGAGCCTGGCCGAGTCGATCAACCGCTATCGCAAGCTGACCGCAGAAGGGGCGGTGATCCAGGACGACCCGGCCACGGTGGACGAGCTGCAGCGTATGCAGGCGCTGCGTCCGACCGAGTTCGCCAAGCTGCCGCTGGGCCAGTACGCCGACAAGCTCAGCGGCAAGACGCTGAAGGCCTTCGCCGAAGACCAGACCAAGGTGACCGACCCGGCCAAGCGGGCCGATTGGATGAACGAGAAAGACCGGCGCGAACGTGGCTTCCAGATGCTGGGCATCGGTTCGGAAGGGGATGCTGTGGGCGACGGCGCCAGCAAGAAGAACGAGCCGAGGGCGGCGCTGCGCGGTGAGTTCACGATCGCCTATCAGAACGCGCAAACGGCGTTCATCCAGTCCACCGGAAAGAAGCCGACCCCTGAGCAGGCCGACGTGCTGCTGTCGGCCACGGCCAAGCAGTTTGCCCAGAACCTGCAGGCCGGCCGTCTCAGCGCGATCCAAGAGAAGGACGGCAAGTTCAAGAACAACCCGAAGGTGAAGGTGGGTCTCTACAGCAGCGCCGCACAGTTTGACCTGCAGGTCAGTCAGGCGGACCGCGACGCAGTGCGGGGCGCATACGCCGAGAAGTACGGCCGTCCCCCGACCGATGCCTGGGTTACCCAGTACCTCGCCCGCAAGAGCCAAGGAGCCAAGAAGTGATCGACAACGTGCTGGAAGGCTTCGACGAACTGTCGGACGAGATCGAGAGCAACCGGCAGGTGACCCTGCGCAGCGCATACACCGGTACCAGCCAGAAGCCGGAAGAAGCCGCGCGCGCGAACCAGCTGTCCGACCAGCTTGGCCAGCCATTCGGCGTGGTGGCGGCGAACCTGGGCGACTACGAGCAGGACGCCCGGCGGCAGGAGATCGACGACGCCGGCCGCGCATCGCCGCACGTGGGCGACTTCCTGAGCGACCCGCGGCGCATGGCGCTGGCCAGCGACGAAGCCCCGAAGCTGGCGACGTATGCCAACTCGCTGGTGACCGGTGAGGCACGGGCCACTGCCGAGCCGAACATCCTGGAACAGGTGATCGGCGGCATCGTCAGTGGCTGGCAGCGGGGCAAGGCAAATGCGCTGTCGCTGCTGCCCGATGGCCCGGCGGTGATGGACCCGGCGACCGGCCGTCTGACCACTGACCGCTCGGCGGAGGAAGCGGCGTTGCGCGCAGACCAGGAGCGCCGGGCACAGGCCGCAGACGTGACCAGCGCCAGCACCGAACGCGGGTTCCAGGCCTTCGACCGGGCGAACAAGGCCGGCAGCTTCAGCGGCGCGGTGCGCGAGCTGGCCGGCGGCGGCACCGACACCCTGGGAGCCATCGCCGTCACCCTGGGCCAGTCGATCGGCATGGGCGCCCCGGGCCTGGCGCTGACCGCGGCCACCGGTGGTGGTAGCCGCGTGGTAACTGCCGCATCGGCCGGTACCGGGTCGGGCCTGACCGAGTTCGGCGCCAGCATCGCCGACGCCATGCAGGACGCGAAGGTCGACCCAACCGACGCCTACGCGGTTGGCCAGTTCCTGCGTGATCCGCAGAAGATGGCCGCCGCGCGCGACAAGGCGGCCAAGCGCGGTGTGGCCATCGGCGTGTTCGACGCGCTGACTGCCGGCGTCGCGGGCCACTTCATCAACAACGCCCGACGCAGCGCGTCCTCGGCGATCCTGCGCACCGGCGCCGAGGCCGGCGTCCAGTTGGGTGGCGGCGCCGCCGGCGAGGCCACGGCACAGCTGCTGACCGAGGAACGCCTGAAGTGGGGCGACATCATCATGGAGGGCTTGGCCGAGGTTCCCACCGGTGCGGTCGAGGTGCATGCCAACTACCGTGCTGCGCGCGCGTCCGGGCAGGTGCGGTGGATCAACGAGCGCCTGGACCAGGTGATGCAGTCGGGCCAGAGCAACGACCGGCTGCGCGCTGCGACCGAGCTTGCCGGCGAGCTGAAGCTGGGCGAACGCTCGCCGGAGGACATGAAGGCGCTGACGGCGCAGGTTGCAGGCGAAGATGCGCGGGTGTACCTGGACGCTGATCAGGCGCAGACGCTGTTCCAGTCCGCGCCGCAGGTGCTGCAGGACATGGTCGGCGGTGAGTCGGCACTGGCGGAGCAGCTGGCCACCGGCCAGGTCGTGATTCCGATGGCCGAGTGGATGGCCACCGTGCCGCGGCTGCCGAACCGAGACGAGATCCTGCGCAATGCCCGCACGACCGCTGACGGTCTGTCGCCGGCGGAGCTGGAATCGCTCGACATCGATGCGATGGCCCGCGAGCTGGGCGTGCCGCTGGATGCGCCGGCACCGGACCAAGCCGCGGCGAACGCGCGCGCGCAGGTGCAGCAGTCGGTCATGGCGCAGCTGGTTGGCACCGAGCGCTACACGCCGGTGCAGGCCGAGAGCCAGGCGCAGCTGTGGGGCGCCATGTTCGGCCGGCTGGGCGAGGTCACCGGGCAGGATCCGGTGGCGCTGTACGTGCGCTACGCGGCCGGCATCGATGCAGCCGAGGCGCCGCCAGAGGGTGCAGAGGCCCAGCCGCGCACCCTGATGCAGCGTGGAATTGATGCCCTGCGCAGCCTGTTCGGCCGGCCGCAGGTGACCACCGATGGCCGCGGGCAGCAGACCATCGAGCGTGAGGGCAGCGCCTATGTGCAGCGCGGAGGCCAGTGGCTGCTGGCCGACGATCAGGGCCAGGCCCGCGACTTCCTGACCCTGGACCAGGCGCGTACGGAAGCAGAGCGCACCGGCGGCGAGATCGTGCAGGACGATCCGATCGAAGGGCAGCGGCAGACCTGGAGTGTGGCGCTTCCGGACACCGCCGCACGCGAGGTGCTGGCCGGCGACATCCTGTTCCAAGGCGGTGCCGCGCCACGCGGCCAGATCCAGATCGGCACCGGTCGTGCCATGCAGATCAGCCTGTTCAAAGGCGCAGACCTGTCCACGTTCCTGCACGAATCCGGGCACTTCTTCCTCGAGGTCTACCGCGAACTGGCCACGGCAGAGGATGCAGCGCCGCAGCTGCGCTCCGACCTGGATGCCCTGCTGAAGTGGTTCGGCGTCGAGTCTGCCGACCAGATCGGCGTCGACCAGCACGAACAGTTCGCCCGCGGTTTCGAGGCCTATCTGGGCGAGGGCAGGGCGCCGACGCCCGAGCTGCAATCGGTGTTCAGCCAGTTCAAACAGTGGATCCTGGGCGTCTACCGCAGCCTGCGGAATCTGGATGTGGAGCTGACCGACGAAGTGCGCGGTGTGTTCGACCGGATGCTGGCCAGCCAGGAAGAGATCGAAGCGGCACAGGCCCGGGTGGGGTTCGAGCCGATCGCGCGCGATCTGGCCGAAGCGCAGGCGCTGGGCATGACCGAGCGGCAGTTCGCGGACTATCAGGCGCAGGTGGCCGCCGCGCGCGAGCAGGCTGAGGCTGACCTGATGGCGCAGCTGCAGGAAGCCGATGCACGCGCCCGGGAGCGCTGGTGGAAGGACGAGCTGGCCAACATCCGCAGCGTGGTAGAGGCGGAGGTCGAGGCCACGCCGATCGTGCGCGCCTACCGCGTGCTGACCGGTCGCAAGGAAGCCGCCGGCGAGCCCGTGCCGGAGCAGCTGCAGGGCCTGAAGCTGGACCGCGCCGTGCTGGCGGCGACCTACGGCGACGGCCTGCTCGACAAGATGGGCCGGGTCTACGCCCGCAAGGGCGGCACCCATCCCGAAGAGGCGGCCACCCTGCTGGGCTTCAGCTCCGCCGACGAGCTGGTGCAGGGACTGTGGACGGTACGGCAGACCCTGGCGGGTGTGAGCGCGGAGGCCGATGCGCGGATGCAGGCCCGCCACGGCGACCCGATGACCGACGGAACGCTGCCGCAGCGGGCCCTGGATGCGGTGCACGGCAGCCGCAAGATCCAGCTGCTGGAGCGGGAGCTGGGTGTGCTGGCAGACCTAGCCAAGGAGCCCCGGCCGAACCGGCGCGAGCTGAAGGCCATTGCGCAGGCGCTCCTGGCTGAGAAGACCGCGCGCCAGATCCGGCCCAATGAGTACCTGGTCGCTGAGCGCAAGGCTGCGCGCGCGGCGGCGCAGGCGGCGGCCGCGGGCAGGTATGCCGACGCACTCCAGGCGAAGCGGCAGCAGGCCCTGAACGCTGTGCTGTTCGCTGAGGCCCGTGCGGTGCAGCAGGAGGTCGAGTCGAAGGTCGGATACATCCGCCGGCAGATGACCCCGCAGGCACGCGAGCGGCTGGGCAAGGCCGGTGCCGATTACCTGGAGGCCATGGACACCATCGCCGACACCTACGAGTTCCGCGATGTGTCTGGCCGGGCTGTCGCGCGTCGGCAGAGCCTGCGGCAGTGGGTGGAAGCCCGCCAGGCCGACGACGACCTGACCGCGGTGAGCGATGCGCTGCTGGCCCGGGTTGAAGCGGAAAGCGTGACGAACTACGCCGACCTGCCGATTACCGAGTTCCGCGAGCTGCACGACGCGGTGACCAACATCGCGCGTCTGGCCAAGCTGAAGAACAAGCTGCTGAGCAACAAGGACCAGCGAGACTGGGAGAGCGCACAGGCCGAGCTGGCCGGCGCAATCCGCGGTGCGATCGCGGAAGGCAAGCCGCTGCCGCTCTCCGATGCGGACCTGACGGCGATGCAGAAGGTGGGCGCGACCTACACCGGCCTGATGGACTGGGTGCTGCGGCCCGAGACCGTGGTCGAGTGGCTGGACGGTGGCGAGACCGGCCCGTGGCACGACTTCCTGTGGAACCAGGCCGAGGCAGCGCAGCAGCAGCGGATTGAGCTGCGCAACCGCGTCGGCGGCATGCTGGAGCAGACCATGAAGGCCCTGACGCCGGCGCAGCGGGCGGACCTCAACCGCCTCGTGTACGTGCCGAGCCTGGGGCGTTCGCTGTCCAAGAACACGATCGTGGCCGTGGCGCTGAACATGGGAAACGCCGGCAACCGCGACAAGCTGATGCGCGGCGGGTTCATCGGCAAGAACGCCGAGGTGGTCCAGTTCACGCCGCAGAACATCGCGGAAATGCTAGGACACCTCACGCCGGCCGATGCGCAGATGGTGCAGGGCATCTGGGATGCGGTGAACAGCCTGTGGCCGGACATCGTGGAGCAGCAGCGCCGTCTGTCGGGTGTTGCGCCAGAGCAGGTCGAGCCGATGCCGCTGATTTTCACCGCCGCCGACGGCTCGACGGTCAGCCTGCGCGGCGGGTACTACCCGGCGGTGTACGACCCCCGGGCGGGTGCCGGCGGCGTCAAGCAGGCGCGCGCGGCGGAGGAACAGATCATGGGCGGCACCTTCAGCCGTGCCATGACCAGCAAGGGCCACACGAAAGAGCGCACCGAATACACAGCGCCGATGCTGCTGGACTATCACCGCGTGCTGTCGCGCCACCTCAATGACGTGATCACCGACGTGTCCCACCGCGGCTACGTGAAGCAGGCTCTGCGGGTGCTGGAGGACCAGGAACTGAAGAACCTGATCCAGCAGCGGCTGTCGGAAGGCGCGTACCACTCGCTCTACGGCAGCGTGAAGAACTCGGTGCGCGGCGCGTCGGTTTCGGAGCCGGGATCCAGCATGGCCGAGAAGATCGGCGACGCCGTGCTGACCAACACCGCCGTGGCCGCCCTCGGCTTCCGCCTGCCGCTGGTGTTCGCCAACACCGTGGTGGCGCCGATCCAGGCGGCGGCGCGCGTCGACCCGAAATACTTGGCCACCGGCTATGCGGCCTACTACCGCAGCCCGGGCAAGATGACGGAGATGATCCACTCGCTGTCGCCCTTTATGGAAGAGCGCGCCAACTCGCTGGATTCGTCCTACCAGGTCGTGCTGGGCAAACTGTCGGGAAAGCGCGGCATCCGCGCGGCGGCCATGAAGATGGCCATGGAGGTCCACCGCTGGACTGTGCCGCTGGCCGAGCGTGCCATCTGGCTGGGCCGCTATCAGCAGGCCCAGGCTCAGGGCGTCAGCGTCGACGAGGCCGTGCGCCTGGCCGACAAGTCGATCCGCACCACCCAGCAGGCCGGTGCACCGAAGGACCTCAGCGCCGCCGAGCGTGACCCCCGCTACAAATGGGTGCGCATGTTCATTGGCCCCATGATCATCATGAACAACCGGCTGCAGGAATCTGGCTTGCGCGGCCTGTACCTGGGCCGCGTGCAGTCACCGGCCCGGGCATTGGGCACCTGGTTGTCGGCTGGCGTCCTGTCCAATGCGGTGTTCGAGCTGCTGATGATGCGTGGCCCAGATGGTGGCGACGACGACGAGAAGGGTTGGGACGATTGGAGCAGCTGGCTTGCACGCAAGACTCTGCTGTTCCCGTTCCAGACGATCCCGCTGCTGCGCGATGTTGCCGGCGGCATCGATGCTGCGATCGAAGGCAAGCCCAGCACGGGCCGCCCCAACCCGATCGTGGACGCCGGTGTGGCGCTGGCGAAGTTCGGCCAGACGGCATGGAAGGAGGGGCGCGACTGGATCGCCGACGACGACGAGCCCGACGCGGAAAAGCTGATCAAGACCGGCGTGCGCGCCGCCGGTCCGCTGACGGGCATTCCCAGCAATCAGATGCTGACCACCGGCGAATACCTCTACGACGTCGGTACCGGTCAGTACACCCCGGACAACCCCGCGGAGGCGGCCGCATACCTCATGTACCGCCGACCCAAGGACGAGCAGTAATCGACCACGCCCAGCCCCGCAGATGCGGGGCTTCTTCTTTCTGGAGCCGATGCACCCATGACCATTTCCGCAAATGACCGCCGCAAGACCTACGTGGGGAACGGCGTCGCCACCGCGTTCAACGGGCCGAGGGCATTCCTGTCGAGCCACATCCAGGTGTTCACCGGCACGCACCCGGTCTATCACCTGGTGCCGCCGGCGCAGTACACGGTGGCCGGGCTGCGGCAGCCGGCCAGCGTGGTGACCTTCAACGTCCCGCCTGCGCTGAATGCCGACATCCTGATCCTGCGCACGGTCCCGATGGACCAGCCGACGGACATCACCAACCAGGGCGCATTCCTGCCGGAGATCCACGAAGACGCTTTCGACTACCGGGTGATGCAGCTGCAGCAGCTGCTGGACAACGGCATGCAGCTGGTCCAGGACCCGGTTACGGGCGAGTTCGTCTGGGACGCCAAGGGCAGCCGCATCACCAACGTGGGCGACGCCACGGCCTTGGCGGACGCCCTGAACCTTCGCAGTGCGCTGGTGCTGATTGAGCAGATCCAGGGCGGTGGCGGCACGATCGGAATCACGCCGCGGCTGTGGACGTTCGAGGGCGACGGGGAGGTGACCGACTTCCCTCTGGCCGGCGCGGACGTGCTGAGCCCGCTGTTCTACGACACCGCAGTCGAGATCACTGCCGGTGCTGGAAACTACAAGGTGTCCCGGCCGGTTGATGCGGCTGGGGTAGGGGAATTCCTGATCGTGCCGGGTGTCGATGGTGCGCCGCCGGCGATTCGGTTCAAGGTGCCGCTGGCTGACGGCGTTCAGGGCTTCACCACGTTGCGCGGCTACGCCAGGCCGTGGATCGGTGAACCGCCGGTCTACACGGTTGCGCCTCGGATTGTCAGCGTCACCGGCAACACCACGCTGGCCGGGGACATGCACAACACCCTGATCCTGGCCAACTCGGCCACGCCGATCACCCTCACCATGCGGGCGAACACCGGCGGCAGCGCCGACTGGAAGGAAGGACAGTTCTTCTCGGTGCTACAGGTAGGCGCCGGCCAGGTAACGCTCGCTGTCGAGGGCGGTGGGCCACTCACCGTGCCGCCGAGCTTCCAGGCGAAGACCCGCGCACAGGGCTGCATCATCAGTGGCACCTGCCTTGCGCCTGACGCCGACGCATGGGTGGCCGCCGGTGACCTGTCGCGGATTGCGTCCGCCCCCGACCTTCAGTGCTTCGACCTGGTCGATCGATCTGTGCTGATCGGAACCAACATCGGTACAGGGACTGGGAAGGACAGCCTGATCCTGCCCTATGGCCTGGTGCTGGATACGGTGGCCAATGGCGGTATCTACGCCACTGTGTCGACCGCGCAGGCAACCGGAACGGTGCTGACCGTAGATGTCAACCGGAACGGGATCAGCATCCTGTCCACGAAGCTGACCTTCGACAACAACGAGCGCAGCACGCAGACCGCGGCGATCCCCGCCGTGTACGAGGCCGGCGGCAACATCTTGGCCAAGGGCGACGAAATCACGATCGACGTCGATCAGATCGGCACCGCCAACGCCAAGGGGCTGCGGGTGTACCTGGTCGGCCAGAGGGCAGGCTGACATGACCGCGCGCATCTTTGACCGCCCGGACCTGGACCAGCAGCTGGGGCAGAAGGCGCTTTACGTCGCCGGCCTGTTCCCCAGCGCCGAGCCTTCGGCCGCCTACGAGGGCCGCCTGCAGATCAAGAACGGTATCGGCGCCTGCCAGGTGCGGCAGATCGACGGCGACAAGCTGCCCGAGGGCTACCGCCTGTACGTCGACCAGGCTACGCAGGTGGTCGTCCTGGCCTGGCCTGCCTATGTGTCCGGCCTCGCGCCTATCGTCAATCCTGGGTTCGAGGCTGGCGACTCTGGCTGGATCGGTGGCCCCGGCTGGAAGATCAGCACCGAGAACCCGCCGACCGGCCTGTGGGCGGCTGGCTACTACGGCAACTGGGGCGAATCCCGCATTTCCAGCACCGCCCGATACTCGGTTCAGCCTGGGCAGGTGACGCACGCGAAGTGTCAGGTGCGCCAGGGCGCATCGTCGGAGGGCAACGCCGGTGCCTCGGTGATGCTGGAATATCGAAACCTTGCCGGTGAGGTGATCGACTCGGCCGAGGGCAACCGGGTCATGTCGGCCAGCAAGAACCGGGTCTACGATTCCAACGTGACCGGCGTGGCGCCGGCGGGTGCGGCGACGATCAACGTGGCCGGCAACGGCATCCGTCACCGGCAGAACAAGATTCTCTTTGTCGACACCTTCGAGTGGGACCACACGGTCCCGTCGGCCGGCATCAACTACGAGAAGCTGTTGAGCCTTTCCCTGCTGGTCAGCGACTCGCGCGGCCGCAGCTACCTGTGGAAGGGCACGGTGAGCGTCGTCCTGTGGGATGGCGCATGGCAGGCCCGCACGCGCGGCAGCATGGAATGGCGCGGCGTGCCCTATGCCATCAAGTTCAACGGGGCGGGCCGCCTGCTGATGGGTGGCCATGACGGAAATATCTGGTGGTCGGACGACAAGGGCATCACCTGGACCCGGATCGTCCAGCCGCCAGATCCGGGGACGCCGTATTACACCCGAGCCTTCGCCTACAACGACCGTGACCAAGTGCTGGTTGCCTGCGGTCATTACGTTGCACGAAGCCTGGACGGCGGCCTCACCTGGGGGCGCAGCTACACCCCCTACGACTCGGCTTGGCAGTTTGTTAAATGGATCCCCGAGTGGAACATCTTCATCGCGGTGGGGGCTGGCGCCTATACACGCAGAATCCTCACGCTCAATGCTGGTGGAGCCGCACCTGTCAACAAGAGCAATACCGGGAACTATTACAACGTCGCCTATAGCGCCAAGTTTGATCGGGCCGTGTGTCTTCCGCACGCGGCGACCGGTGGTTCAGTGGGATACGCTGTATGCACGGCTGACCCCACCGCTACAGCGTGGGCCTACTACACGCCCCCGTCAGGTGTGAACATCAACTCCCGGCATGGTGTAGCCAGCTTGCCGAACGGAGAAATCTGGGTGTCCGGCACTGATTCAACTACCAGTATCAGCGGCTACGTCATTTCTCGCGATGGTGGGCTCACGTTTGAAAGGCCCATCCGCCCGACGGACCTCCCCGGAATTCCTGCCGGATACAATCAACCCGGGTTCGTCGCCTACGACGAAACGCTGCGACTGCTGGTGATCCAACCCTACATGTCCGGTCCAGGCGTGGTCAGTGCCAGGCAGTTCATCAGCCGCGACAACGGCGCCACCTTCCAGGCCACTGACATTCCCGCTCCGTTGGCAGGCACGCTTATGCCCACTCCGGAGGGCATCGTGTGGTCCCCATCGGCTGGATGCTTCATTGGCTCCGATAGTGACAGCAGCCCGATCATCTACTTCAGCCGAACTGGGCTGTTCAAGTAAGGCGCAGGGAGGGTCGAGCCAGGCTCGGCCCTTTCTCACTCGACCTGTAACAGCAGGTCCTCGCGGTTGTTCCGCGGCGTGTTGACCGCGCGGCTGACCCGGTAAGCCTCCATCGCCGGCGGCTCGCTGGCCAGCAGCATGGCCATGGCGTCGTCGGGACTGGCGGCCATCCACTCATCGATCTGGCCGGATTGCAGCCAAACCGGCATGCGGTCGTGGATGTCGGCCGACACGCCGCTGCTGTCGCCGGTGATGATGGTGAAGGTGCCCAGGTTGCCGTCGGGCAGCAGCGGGCTGGTGGCCTCCCACAGGCCAGCGGCCAGCAACGGCCCGGTGGTGTGGATGAACCAGGGGTCTTTCTTCCCGTCCTCGGGGCTGACCGACCACTCGTAGTACCCGGCCATGGGGATCACGCACCGGCGCTTCTTGAACGCAGACCGGAAGGCGGGCTTGGTGGCCACCGTCTCGATCCGCGCGTTGATGGTCGAACCCTGCAGGCCCTTGGCCTTGGCCCAGAAAGGCAGCAGGCCCCACGCCAGCCGAGTTACCTGCCGGCCTTCGCCACGGTCCTGGATCACCGAGGCGCGCTGCGTCGGCGCCAGGTTGTAGCTGGGCTGGATCTCGGCCAGGCCGTGGGCAAGGTCAGCCAGCCCCGGCTGGCCGAAGTCGACAACAGGGAGCTGGACGAATCGGCCGCACATGGCCGGAGGGTAGCCCGGCCGGCCGTGCCCGGGGCGTGTAGGGACACCCCGACCCGACAGGGCGAGGTTGCCCGATGGTGTCGGCGGGGCAGGGCGGGCATCCTGACTTCGCCGGATCCGGGGCCGCAGGCAGCTCAACCCGGGGGCGCGTGAGCAGCGCCGCGCCGGCACCATCCCCGAACGATTCAGGCAGGTCGCCGCCGCGTTCGCAGGATCTGCGACGGCCGGTCGTATCCTTCCGGCCATGCTTCCCTCGCACGGCTACCAAGGTTTCCGCGCAGCACCGCCACCCTCTGGCTGGGTCCAGATGGGCGATGCTTGGGTGCTGTGGTGGAGTGGACGACAGATTGCCCAGGTCACGCCGGCCAAGGACCGTGGGGTGCGTGTGCACCTCGACGCCCGGAAGATGTGGCAGACCAAGGACGAACGCGCCTCCAGCATCTCCCAGGGCAAGCGCTACGCTGAACGCTGGTGCGCGGCCAGGCTCTACCCGGAGATGCGCCTGCGCGAGGCCGTTGCCCGGCTGACCGACAGCACGCCGATCCAGTTGCCCCCACCACTGCCTGGCCTGCCTCCGACCCGCGAGCAGCAGCAACAGGCACGGCGCCTGGCCGAGGCCGGGGCGAAGGAGGTCGAGCGGATCAAGGCCGCACTCGAACCGCGCAAGCCGCCGGCAGAGACCAAGCCCCGAGCGAGGGACGTCCGCAGCAAAGCGTGGGTGAGGGCAGGGCTGGAGCAGATGCGCAGGGGTGTTTGA